TGCTTGTCAGTCATACAATCTCCAAAGTAAAAAAGCCCGCTCTGGCAGAACCAGGCGGGCATCTAACGAAGAACAACTCAAATATCTGCTGAGTGGACTAGGCTATTTTCAGCAACACAGGTGACTTCGACCTGATCTCCACGGGGTCTGATCGTAATGACCCGGGCCAGTGTGGCCCAGTGATCTGCCCTGCCAAACGCAAAATGCGTGCGCTCAGAATCTGTTGCGATCCTTATATCGACGCCCGATGGATCCTCAAAAACCACCGAATTCGGAGTCCCAGCCGTCACTACAACGTAAGGGCCAGCAACACTTCCGTCGCGCATCCTAAGGGCGATGACATGGTCTGTTTGCGCCTCAAAGCTGACGTCTTCAGATAAAACCGCTGTGCGGCTGCCGGGATCCCAACTCATGAATTCACCGCCGGTACCCCAGCTGGGCATGTCGTGAGAAATCGCAACTAGGTCGCCGTAGGTTGGAATCAGCCCCTCGAGTTCAGTTCGAAATGTCACGATCCGCCTTCGGTAGCGATTTGCCGCTGCAATATAGAGACCTTCTCGAATAGCGTGGGCCTCGTTCGTGCAACCAAACAAACGCACTTTTGCTGGATTCAGCGACTGTGACCCACCTAGCCCAACCGTGACTTCATCTGGTTTCCAGGTTCGACTACTGAAAAACTCAACGGTGACCGAGTCTGCTGTCTCATCACCGGGCATGATGTACTGGATTTTTAAACTGTTTTTAACGATATTCCGAGCGCTAAATAGTGCAACCGGTAAGGATCGGGGCTCGTCGCGCACGATACGCACGATTCCCCCCTGAAGAAATGGCACTGAGCGCCCGCAGCGTGCAATGCGTGTCAACGCCTCCCAGACCGTCACAGACTGATCAAAAATCGCGTCAAAGTAATCCTCTCGGGAACTCCACACTGAGTCCAGTTGTGCCAGCGCAACGAGATCTATCCTTTCATTGCTCAGCTTGGCTCCGTAATGGGCTCTGAGAACATCGGCAAACGCCCAGGCAATTGCCCGCGTGGCAATAGGTTCACCCCAGCCGGATTGGGGGCTCCAAGTCGGTAATTTTCGTGTAACTACACAATTGATCTGCCTGCTTGACCGCTGCGAGAGGTTGTCCGTCGCACGCATCTTGATCGCTAGTAGGGTTACGTCAGGTGGAAATTCCGATTCTGCGACGTAACCGCGTGCTTCAGCCCAGCGAACCTCATGACCGACGCGTGAGCTTGGATCCTTCGCCTCAAGGCGGGTGGCTCTCACCTCGTAACGCCCCGGTGAAACGGGATACTTGAAGCTAAGACGCTGTGCAGTGCTGTCAGCCAAGATGAGACTCTCGGCCCCCAAAGTGAACCAGTCCCCTAGGGCCACTCCCTCGTCATCGATTTTTCGGGCATCAAATCGCCATGACGCTGTTTTGGCGTCGAGTCCGCCTGAGTCATTTGCGTAGTAAAGACCTCGGGGCAAGATCACGTCCAAGCCAATGTGAGTGATCTGCGTTTCTGAAGGGGTGATGGCGAATCCGCCTACAAAATCCCCGTGAACCAATTCCTGCCCCGCCACCTCGGAAGCTGTCACGACATCCGGGTCAAAGAGTGTCACATTCTGCCCTGGAGCAACGATCTGATACTCAACTTCATCAAAGGCAGTAATTGGGGAGTCCTCGATACAGATTTTCTCAATGTCGTACTCACCAAGCCCGATGCAATGCAACTGGTGCAAAAACTGATCGTTAGACACGTACTCGCCGTATGGCGTAGCCGCAAGATCGGGGTAAACGATGTGTCTGCCGTAAATGACCGGAATCGGCTGAGACAGACGTGCAAAATTCCCTTGGCCCTGGAGGCTATATGTTGGTGAAGGCTGCGCAAGCCCAGCGCCAGACCCTATCGCTGGGAGACTCGGTGAAGGTAGCGGGACAAGCGCACTAACCAACACCGAGCCAGCAGTCATGATCGCCGCTGAACCAACCGCCGTTGCCATGCTCCCCGAAAATCCGAGACTCGATCCAACGGGTCCCGCATAGACGGTGGCGACCACCATAACCGCGATCATTAAGACAGTGCGCAAAGGGTTCTTACCACCACCCCCGCCACCTCCGCCCTGAGGTAGGGTCACAAAAACTACGATCCCATCAATTCGAGTTGAGGGCCAACATTCGCGCAGAACCGGTTGGCCATCTTTTAAACAAATAGTCGGCTTATCGAACTGCAAGATCTGGTTTGCAGCAAGCCACTGGCTAATCGTCTGATGTGGTTCCGATTGCAAAACATCGCGAGTAGCCGGGGCAAACGGATTACGCAGGATGATGACCGCGCTTTGCATAGATTGAATCAAGAGCGCTCCATAAATTGATAGAACCCTTCGACTCGCCAGCCGTGAAGAAGTAGCTCAGGAATCTTTTGATACACAACACCTGAGTCTTTTACGCAATGAAGCACACCCCCACCGTCAGCTTCTAACCAGATACCGACATGAATCGGATGGCGAGACTGACGCAACAAAACGGCATCACCGGTCGATGGTACGGTTACCAACGCCCAATGCTGTCGCTCGGGGTGGCTTCTAAACGTGCCAGCTATTGCGCGCAAATCTGTCGCATCAACCGGAATCTCGGGTAATTGGCGACCAAACTGAGCACGCTGTATGGCAAGAAATAGCCCCCAGCAGTCGTAAGCTTGGGGGCCGCGTGCGCCTGCCCGCCATGGCAACCCAATGTAGTGGGCCGCCCAATGCAAACTGGAGCTCATCGGGTCAGGCCGGGAAACGATTTAGCGCTGTAAATAACACCTGGAAACGCCTTGTTACCGATATCCAACATCCGAGCTCTACCAGACACTCGGAAGATGTCCGCCTCCACTTCTGTCAGCACCAAGTGAATGGGTGGATCCATCTGAGTGCCTTCGAGATCAGTAGAAAGATACGGACGGTAGGTCACCTCAATCACAGACTGTGACTCGGCTGCAGCATCCAGGTGCTTCACGATCTCGCGAGAGACGTTATCGAGCGTCACCGATATCTCTGGCACCGGCATCGTGTCGACCGGCGGAAGGTCAAGCTCGAACCCCATGGCAATAAATCGAACAATTTCACTCGCTTGTATCGGGGCGCTGGCTTCCAATCTAGCAAGCAAATCGACATGGTCGCGAACCACCCGGATCGCCGTAGGATTACCGGCATCATCAAAAAACGCGGGGTGCCTCAACTCGAGCGTGTGCAAGATGATTTGCTCAGATGGCGCCGATGCATAGGCTTCCTTTATCGCCTGGGAAAGCGCTGGATTAGGCATTGAGCGCTAACCTGCAACCACCGGCAAAGGGAACGTCTTAGTGCGACTGTTGGCTCCCACCCCCGAGTCTTTGCGTTTCGTTCCGAAAATGTCTTTTCGATCCTCTCGGAAGTCCCCCTCGATGTAATAAGGCGCAAAACCAGTGAGGTATTCAACGCTGGCAACGAGAAACGGTATGTTGTCGCTGTAGGCGTTGTCGCACCCCGCATCCCAGAGAGGGCCCTCTAAAAACATGCAACTTCCCTGACAAAGCTGTAAAACCGGACAAGCTGGGCAGTCCTTACGTTGACTCCAATGCGTAGCGGTATTCAGCTTAATTTCTGAAAAATTCGATACATGTCCAATCTTGTTGGACTTACCATTGGGAGCAATTGAGGCTGCAGAGACGTTTTGACATGTCAATACATTGCCTTTGAGGTCGACTGCGATATTGTCCGCACGATCCATTGAGCATTTTTGGCCCAGCGTGTAGGCATTGCGCTGCGATCGAAGCGAGTACAGAAATCCCTGGAGCTTCGACTTAACAAGATCAAATTGCTTAAGTTCACCAGAGCGCAATTCGTTTAATGACTGCTTGCGATAATTAATCTGCTCATCATCATCAGTGAGACTGCTGGCTATACCGCCAGCGTCATACGGATCAATCAGTGCGCCCTCTCCAATTGACACACTCTCCCCAAAGCGACTCACCCAAAAATCACGGATTGCTTTTCGGGATTGATTGCCTCGATGGAGCATGCTGTTAATGCTGACTCGGCCCGATGGTTTCAGACGCTGGTAAAGATCCACAATTCCAGCGCGTGACTCCTCATCCTCCAGCGGGTCTGGGCCGCGCACCGGCTGGCCCATTGCGTCATGCGAAATCCCAACCGAGAACCCCAGCCGATCGAGCCATTCATTAAGCTCAGGATTAAGCAACGCTCCATTGGTGATGACCGAAAATGAGGTGTCGGGATACATTACTCGCAGCCGCTCTGCGAGCGGACGCAGTGTTTTCACATAAACCAGCGGCTCACCACCCCAGAATTCAATCCGCTCTGGTGGTTCGGTTACCCAGGCATGCAGCCCACGCACAAATCCATCGATATCGTTCTTGTTTGTCTCCTTCGATCGGGGAACGAACCTTTGGCTACAGTACTCGCACTCATAGTTGCAGGACAGACCGAGGCTGATTTTTAATACCCGTGGTGATGACTTTTTACCTGGGTTGTTTTTTGACACGGGGACTGCAGTGGTCTCAGCCGTGGCAAGATCTTTCTGAACAATATCCCGGCCATCCGAGGTCATCAGTCGCGAGTTGATGTTGTCGTATAAGAACGTGACCTCCGCACCATCATGTTCCCGGCGTGACCATAGTTTAAAAATTGCCATTAAAAAGCTCTCCTGATCGAACGAGGTCATAGGGGTGTGCCCGCCCGAAGTGATCGTTAAGACGCCAGAGATCCTGCTCTGGCTCAAAGTCCAGCCAAGGGGTCACACCAACAATTAAATTTGTTCGCTGTATCGTGCTAGTGCCAGCGATATAGGCCCGATGCGGGTGGTCGGTGTTAACAACAAACGCGTTTCCCCGCTCAAATATCCGAGCGGGGTGCCCCAGGTACTGGATACCAAACAGGTCGCTCTCGGTTAGACAGAGATTGATCCGGAGCACCTCAAACGGTGAGTCGTCCTGGTGCATCCCACCATCGCCCTCAATGCTTGGATAAGTGAGGCACCCATTAATTGTCCGAGCAGTCGCTCGAACGACTGGTGCCTTGAATCTTTTTAAGAAGCCAGAGAGAACTGGTTTACCTAATAACTCAGGGATCAGCGCTCGAAAGCCAAGGCTATCTAAGTAATCGTCCTTGACCCGGTTCTGGAGATCTCTCTCGACCGCACGGAAGTAGTCATAGCGCGAATAAGACCGATAGCGCGGGTGCCCAAAGGAGCCGATGTGCCAGCAATCTCTTGCATGGCAGGGGTTATAACTAAGGGAGAGTCCGTATAGGGACAAGCCTGACTGGGAGCGCCAAGCGACAGCACCCACCTCCCTGTAAAGCTCATAAACCTCGGCGCACGCTGCCTGCGAATTTATCTTTGGATCGAAGCTAAGATGAGGCTCAAAGCGCTGCCCAATGTCTTGCACAGCTTCATTCCATGGGCACCTTGTCTTGATAAAGTCCAGAACCGTGTGGTTCTGCGGGATCTCACTATGCAACCATTTCGATTCGTGCAAGGTTTGAGCTCCACTTAAAGCCAAACTCCACCGTGACCGTCTCACCGGTCAGGAGTCCCAGGGGCATGTAACGAAAAAGTGCCTTACCGTCTGCGTTTGTTAATCGTTCAACAAAG